TGTAAGTCAACAAGTTGTTCAAATTGCTACAGATAGAATCGATTCTGTCGCATTCGTATCACCTCCATTAGCAAATACTCTTGGTACAGGTGGAGATTCATCTGGTCCTGCACAACAAATCGTAAATTACTTCCAAGGACTAAACGCTTACAGCTCATATGCTGTAGCTGATAGCGGTTGGAAATATATGTACGACAAGTATAACGATGTATATCGTTGGGTTCCATTAAATGGTGATATTGCAGGTCTTTGCGCTTATACTGATAACGTAAAAGATCCATGGTGGTCACCTGCAGGATTACAACGTGGCTCGATTAAGAATGTAATTAAACTTGCATTTAATCCTAACCAAGCATCACGTGATCTTCTTTATAAGAATGGTGTAAACCCAGTAGTGTCATTCCCTGGACAAGGAACACTTCTATACGGCGACAAGACAATGCAAAATCGTCCAAGTGCATTTGATCGCATCAATGTACGTCGTCTATTCATTGTTCTAGAAAAAACAATTTCACAAGCTGCACAATCAAGCTTATTTGAAATTAATGATGAATTTACGCAATCACAATTTGTTGCTCTAGTTGATCCGTTCTTAAGAACAGTTCAAGGTCGTCGTGGAATTTATGCTTATAAGATTGTTTGTGACGATTCAAACAATACTCCAGCTGTGGTTGACGCAAATCAATTTGTTGGTGACATCTATATTCAACCAGCTCGTAGCATTAACTTTATCCAATTGAATTTCGTGGCTACAAGAACTGGTGTCAACTTCAGTGAAGTTGTTGGACAGTTCTAATAAATAAAAGAAATTCCTAGGAGAATAACATGGCATTCACTGTAGATCAATTTAGAACAAATTTAGTAGGCGACGGCGCTCGTCCTAATTTATTTGAAGTGAGATTAACAACTTGGCCAGCATACGTCACAAGTCCTGGTCCTCAAACATTGTCATTTTTGGCAAACTCTACATCACTACCTGGATCAGATATTGGCATAACACCACTTCAATACTTTGGTCGTGAAGTTAAGTTAGCTGGAAATAGAACATATCCAGAATGGACAGTGACAATTATTAATGATGAAAATTTCAAATTAAGAAAAGCATTTGAACAGTGGCATTATGGCATTAACGGTCCTGTTGGAAACAAAAGAACAGGAGCAGCTACTACACTAGATCGCGGATATGGTGTAAATGCTTCTGTAATACAATATGGCAAAGAAGGCGATAAACTACATGTTTATACTTTCGCAGGACTATGGCCAACTAACGTGGCTCCAATTGAATTAGCATGGGGCACAAATGATCAAATTGAAGAATTTACTGTAACTTTCGCATACCAATACTGGACAACCGAAGATCAGGCTTCAAGATCATAATCTTTTTGAATTTGGGGAGGGCTTTTCCTCCCCATTTGTTATTATGAGGAAATAAAGATGGCAATTAAACTTTTTGGTTTTCGTATCGTCCGAGAGGATGATGAAGAACAATTACTTCCCACACCAGTATCGCCGCAACTCGAAGACGGCGCGATTAACATCCAGACTGGTGCTCACTATGGCATCTATGTTGATTTAGATGGATCCTATAGAACTGAAATCGATCTAATTACAAAATATCGTACAATGGCAATGCAACCAGAAATGGAAACAGCCATTGAAGATATTATTAATGAAGCAATCGTTCATGATAATCGTGGGCAAATCGTAAAGATTGATCTTGACGAATTAGATCAACCAGACAGCATTAAGAAAATGATTCGTTCGGAGTTTAAAGAGATTACAAAACTTTTAGACTTTAATGCGTTCGCATCAGATTTATTCAGAAGATGGTATGTAGACGGACGTTTATATTACCATGTTGTTATTGATCCAGAAAACCCAAGAGCTGGTATCAAACAATTAATTTATATCGACCCACGTCGTATTCGTAAAATTCGTAACATCACAAAGAAAAAAGAAAACGGTACAGAAGTTATTGATCGTATCGACACATTCTATTTGTACAATGAAAAACTAACAAACAACAATGTACAATCTCCACAATTACTGGGAAGCTATGCTGGAGGCGTTAAATTAAGCGAGGACTCGGTTGTCCACTTAACATCAGGTCTATTTGATCCAGCAAAATCGACGGTGCTTTCATATTTACATAAAGCAATCCGTCCAATGAACCAGTTGCGTTTCGTTGAAGATGCAACTGTTATCTATCGCGTATCCCGTGCACCAGAACGTCGCGTATTCTACGTCGACGTAGGCAACATGCCTCGAGCTAAAGCCGAACAATATCTAAAAGACATTATGACGAAGTTTAGAAATAAACTCACGTATGATGCTGGCACAGGTGAAATTCGCGATGACCGTAAGCATATGTCAATGCTCGAAGACTTCTGGATGCCACGTCGTGGCGAAGGTAAGTCTACCGAAATTACAACTCTTCCAGCAGGTCAAAACCTTGGTCAAATGGAAGACGTTCACTATTTCGAAAAGAAATTATATCGAGCATTGAATGTGCCTATTTCTAGAATGGAAGCTCAACAAGGATTCTCATTAGGTCGTTCTAATGAAATCACTCGCGACGAAATTAAATTCGATAAATTCGTTGATAAGCTTCGTTCACGTTTTTCTATTTTATTTGACGAATTACTTGCTCGTCAGTTGGCTCTTAAGGGCATTTGTACTTTAGACGAATGGAATCAATTCAAGCAATCTATCCGCTATGACTTTATTAAAGATAATAACTTTAGCGAACTTAAAGATGCAGAATTATTACAAAATCGTCTAAACATGCTTGCGACTGTTCAGCCATATATCGGTTTATTTTACTCTAAGCGTTGGGTTCAAGAAAACGTTCTTCAATTTGATGAGAGCGAAATTGCTGATATGGAAAAGCAAATGAAGAAGGAAGCTAAGGATATGGAGCAAATGCAAAATACTCAATTAGCTGCGGGAGCAAATGAGACTCAAAATACAGCTCCACAGCCTTCTCAAGATAGCAATGATATAAATAAAAAGGTGTCTGATTTATTTAAAGATACGCCATAATTAGGAACATAAAATGTCGAAATTAGTTGTTTTTGCCGAAGAAAAAAACGCATCAGCTTTTAAAGACTTGTTTGAAAAAACAGTCGCTGAGAAAGTTATGGCTGCTCTTGCTGAAAGAAAAAAGCATGTAGCCGAAAAGCTATCAGCACAAATTAGCAAAATGGTTCATCATAACCCTTATGAAGATGAAACAGATCTTCAAAAAGATTCTAGAGGTTATATTGATAGAAAATCAGCAATGAAAGCTAGACCAGAAGGAGGCTTTACTGCTGAAGGTGCAAGAACAGACGTTGAGGGTTTAAATCCTGACGAATTAAACAAAGGTCCAGGAATGGGCGGCGGATTTACAAACGAAAAACCATTGGCGAAAGTTTGGTTAAAACCACATATTCCTGCTGGTCAATCAAAACTTCCATTTACAAAAGAAACTGCAAAGGGCAAATAAGATGGCAACTAAATTTTTAGACTTTATTCAAAACCAAGATGCTGTGTCATTCAAAGAATCATTTGAAGCAGCAGTATCAGAAAAAGTATTCAATGTATTAGAAGCAAAGAAACAAGAAATTGCTCAAAGCTTCTTTACTGAAAAGAAACACGTTTGCCCAGAATGCGGTGAAGCAAAGTGCATGTGCGAATCTGAATCATCAGAAAGAATGGGTGACCCATTAGCACATAGCGAATTAGCACATCATGTTGCTAACGCATCAGCAACTGCAGCTGCTGCTGAACACCACAAAATTAATTTCCATGCTCATATTGGTAAGCATACAGAAGCTATGGCTCATGGCGATCATCATGCTGCTCACCACCATATGGAAAAAGCAAAGATGCATGCTAAGTCTTATCATGAATTAACAGGTCATCCTATTCATGAAGAAATGGAAAATGGAAAGATGGTTCCTAACTGCGTTCCTGTTAAAGAAGCTGCCAAGTGGCGTGATGCTAAACATAAAGACAAATTATATACTCAAGAACCTTATGGAGACGATGATGATCGTTATAGCTTTTATAATCCAAAACCACATGATTATCCTGGCGCTAAACGCTTAAAAGGCGGCGGTGAGTTTGACCATAACGATCCTTTGCGTAAAGGATATGGACGCGGTGGCACAGGTGATATGAACACACACGGCAAACGTAAAGGTATGCCAAGCAGGGATCACGTCAGTAGTTTAAAACGTAGTATTAAATCAGCACAAGGCACTCATCCTCGTCCAAATTTACCAGAGGCTGCTAATCATGAAGAAATGGAAAATCATTTAGGTATTGTCGGTCATCATGGTGGTGGTTTTACAGGAAAAGGCACACCACATTCAGGTCATCCATCAAAAGGTTGGCCAAAAGCTCCAGCTGCTGGTTCAGCGCATGATACAGGATCAAAAGAACATCCTGCAAAACATGGCGAAAAAGTACAAACAAAATTCCAAAAACACCATACCGATAGCGCTGCTCATATGGATGCAGTACATGCTGATCTTTCAAAACATCATCATCAACATCATATGGAAGAAGGTCATGATAAGCATGAAAAGAAACATGCTAAATTACATCATAAATTAGCGAAAAAAATGCTAAAGCATGCACACAAGCATGGCAAGAAGCATCACGAAGAAGAATAATGCATTTTGATGAAAAAGAAATTTTCAGAAATACGAGGAACGCCCAGAGGGATTAAATCGAAGCTGCCAGACCCTCCGATGGTTGTCTTATTAAAGCGCAAAGCCATTAGGACTTATCCTGATGGTCAACGTGTTGCTTTATACCACAACGACCAACTTAATCTTGATGTAAGCGTTCCTTATTTTCCTGGACATATTGGCGGACAAGTTTCTACATCCGCTCTTAGAGAAAACACTATTTGGAAAAAACTTGGTTCTATTGCTAAAGGCAAACCATCTGATGTTGTGTTTCCAAATGGAGATGTGTTGAAAGGTGTACAACCTACAACTGCTGTTTCTATTGTAAAACTAAGAGGACTTATAAATACATATAATAAGAAACGTTTAGCTGATAAGATAAACAAATCGCCTTCAGACTTTAACGATGTTGTAAAGTTTGTTAAGGCAAACGAAATTTAAGGAATAAAAAATGGCTGCAAATGTACCTGTCACACAAGTTTTATACGAAGATGGTAAAACAGCTCTTGTTAAAATAGATGCATATTACACTGCAGCTAACACATTTAATGCTAAAGTTGTAACAGCTAACACTTTAGCTTTTGCAAACGCTTCACAAACTTGTTTGTTCACAATTAATAGAATACAATACTCAGTAGATGCTGCTACAGGTTTTTTCCAATTACAATGGATAGGCGCATCATCTAATCAACAAATTATGACATTTGGAACATCTAATGATGGTAATTTTGAAACTTATATTCCAAATAACGCAACAAGTCCTACAGGGGATTTAAATTTAATGACAAGCGGTGTTGCAAACAATGATTGCATCACATTAATCTTGACATTAACAAAAGAAACTGGTTACTCAAACGCATACATTGGTTATAACGACACTTCATATAAACCATAAAATGTTTAAGTTTAGAGATTTTTTGGAAGAGAGTAAAAAAGGAAAAGTATCATTATATCGTTTTGGTAAGCATAGAGCTGTTAAATCTCCTTCTCCATATTGGTCAGGAGTTTCTAGAAAAAGAACTAGAATCGGCGGTATGACATACACCACGACATACAAATACGGTAAGCCTAAGTTTACAAAACGTATGAGAACTTTAATTGGAAAAAAGAGATAACAGTAATGAAATTAATTACAGAAATAACTGAAGAAGTAAAATATCTTACCGAAGAAGAAAACGGTAAGAAACATCTTCACATCGAAGGCACATTCTTAGTTGCAGAACAAAAGAATAAAAATGGTCGCGTATACCCTAAGCACGTTCTAAAGAAAGAAGTTGCTCGTTATATGGACGAATTTGTTAACAAGAAAAGAGCATTCGGTGAATTAGGACATCCAGAAACACCAACAATTAACCTTGATCGCGTTAGCCATATGATCGTAGATCTACGTGAAGATGGTGATCATTTTTGGGGTAAAGCAAAGATTTTAGATACACCAATGGGCAAAATCGTCCAAAATATGATGGAAGGTGGAGCACAACTTGGTGTGTCATCAAGAGGCATGGGTTCGCTTAAAAATGTAGATGGCGTAAACTATGTCCAACCAGATTATTATCTTGCCACAGCGGCAGATATAGTGGCTGATCCTTCAGCTCCAGGCGCATTTGTTCGCGGCATTATGGAAAATAAAGAATGGGTATGGGACAACGGTCTTGTAAAAGAAGCAGATGTCAACGAAATGAAAAATGCCATTGCCAAAGCAAAGCGCAAGCAGCTAGAAGAGATTCAACTGCGTCAATTTGAGAGCTTCCTCTCAAAATTGTAATTTTATAAATAGAAAATAACAAAGGAGTTATACTCATGACAGTTCGCACATTAGCAGAAGCTGCCGCTGAAGTTCTATCAAAATCAAAAACTACAGCCGCACATGAACCAATGCATAAAGGTTTAGAAAAATATTCAGGTATGCCAGGATCACACGTTCATGATCTTGGTGGCGCTACACATGAAAACCCAGAAGGTACTCATGTAGGCGATGCTGCATCTCACTTTGCACATAAAGCAGAAGAACCAGGTGTAAAACCAGCTTCTGACAGTAAAGAAGGCATGAAGCATTTAAAACCACAAGTTCCAAATACAGCAGCACATCCTGCTCACCACTCACCAGAAGAAGAAAATGGTGAACACGTTGATACAGCTGGTCATGAATATACACATCCAACTATTCATGAAAAACATCATATGCACCACCATATGCATACTGAGCATTCAAAAGCATATCATGCTCATATGGAAGCTCATAAGCATCATATGGAAGAAGGTAATATGGAAGAAGCTAAACACCATATGGACGAAGCACATCGTTGCGCTACAAAACATTTTGCAGAAACTGGTTATCCAGTACATGACGAAGAATACATGGGCAAACACCCACATGTAAGCCGTCATATGGAAGAATGCTACGGCACTATGGAAGAATCAGTTGAAATGACTGAAGAAGAACTTGCAGAAGCTAAGAAAGCAAAACACGAAATGTGGAAAAAACACATGGAAGAAAAAATGGGCAAAATGAAGAAAGAAGATATGGATGCCCTATTTTCTGGTGAAGATCTTTCAGAAGAATTTAAAACAAAAGCAACAACTATTTTCGAAGCAGCAGTAATTGCACGCGCAGTTGAAGTTGCTGAACAATTAGAAGTTGAAATTCTAGCTGCAGCTGAAGAATCAATTGAAGAAGTTAAAGCAGATCTAGAAGAACAAGTTGACGCATACTTAAACTATATGGTTGAAGAATGGGTTGCTCAAAATGAAGTAGCAATCGAAACTGGCTTAAAAACTGAAATCGCTGAAGAATTTATGGCTGGTTTAAGATCACTTTTCGTGGAACATAATATTGAAGTTCCAGAAGAAAAAGTTGACGTTCTTGAAGCAATGGCAGAAGAAAATGCACAATTAGAAGCTAAGTTAAACGAAGCTCTAAACAAAAACATTGAGCTTGCAAAAGCTATTGTTGAATCAACAAAGTCAGATATTATTAATTCAGTTTGTGAAGGTCTCACCGCCACTCAAGCTGAGAAAGTAAAAGCACTCGCAGAGGGTGTAGAGTTCACCACAGAGGGTGAATACGTGAAGAAGATGGAAATTATTCGCGAAAGCTATATTTCATCTGAACCAACTAAGGTGAAAACTACAACAGCAACTAAACAAGTACAATTAGCAGAAGCTAATGAGCCTGTGGTTACTGAAGAACTATCTCCAGCAATGGATGCATATGTTCGTGCAATTAAACGCACAAATCCAGTGTAATAGAACTCTACAACAATAAGGAAAAAGAAATGTATTTATCAGAATCAATTCAAAAAAAGTGGACTCCAGTATTGGACCACGAAGATATGCCAAAAATCACTGACCCATATCGTCGTGCCGTTACTGCAGTTATCCTAGAAAACCAAGAGAAAGCACTACGTGAAGAAGCTGGTATTCTTAACGAAGCACTTCCACCAAACTCAGCTGGTACAGGCGGTTATGGTACAGCAGCAACAGCTGGTGGTCCAGTTGCTGGTTTCGATCCAATCCTAATCAGCTTGGTTCGTCGTTCATTACCAAACCTAATGGCTTATGACATCTGCGGCGTTCAGCCAATGACAGGTCCAACTGGTTTGATCTTCGCAATGCGTTCAATCTACGCAAATGCTAACTCAAACTTAGCTGTGTACCCAGAAGCTTTATATAACGAAGCAAATACTGCATACTCAGGTAACGGTAAGCATTCAGTATTAAGCACAACTGTAAATCCAGGTGCAAATGCTAACACAGGCAATACACAAAGCTTTGAATTAGCAAATACTGGTTATGGTTTCCCTAACGGTATTGGCGAAGATCTTGGTGGTGGCACAACCATGAACCAAATGGGCTTCTCAATCGAAAAAGTAACTGTTACAGCTAACACACGTGGCTTACAAGCAGCTTACACCATCGAATTGGCACAAGACCTTAAAGCAGTTCATGGCTTAGACGCTGAAACAGAATTAGCAAATATTCTTTCAACAGAAATTCTTGCTGAAATCAATCGTGAAGTTGTTCGTACAATCTACGCAACTTCTGTAATTGGTTCACAATTCTCAGCAGTTCCAGGTCTATTCAACTTAGCAACTTCAGGTGGTGACACCTACGGTCGTTGGCAAGTAGAAACCTATAAAGGGTTGATCTTCCAAATCGAACGTGAAGCTAACAAAATTGCAAAAGACACCCGTAGAGGAAAGGGCAACATGATCATCTGTTCAACAGATGTGGCATCAGCATTAGCAATGTCAGGTCTTCTAGACTATCAATCAGCTCTAACTAACAACACCAACTTAACCGTTGACGATACAGGCAATACTTTTGCTGGTACTCTATTCGGTCGCGTAAAAGTATATGTTGATCCATATTCTGTCGCTGGTGCTGACTACGTTGTAACAGGATACAAGGGTAATGTAGCATATGACGCTGGTCTATTCTATTGCCCATACGTTCCTCTACAAATGGTACGTGCAATTGATCCAAACACATACCAACCAAAAATTGGTTTCAAGACACGTTATGGTCTAGTAGCAAACCCATTTGCTCAAGGTCCAACACAAGGTCTTGGTGCTCTTGTTAACAACAGCAACGTTTACTACCGTAAATTTATTGTTGGTAACCTAAAATAATTGTTAATTTGACAATAAATCTCCGATACAGGAGATATAAATAGAGAGTAGAGAAATCTACTCTCCTTTGAGAGGGC